AACTCAGCTTTTAGTTTAGCTGTGGAATTATATGAGGCAGCTGTACCATCTAATATAAATGATTCTTTACCAGATATTATTTGTTCCATTTCACCTTTGAATTGTTTATTAGCTGCTGCCATTTGTTTGGCTTGCTCACTTCTTTCTTCAGGTGTAGCATTTTTTAAATCTAAACTAACATTAGCTTTTTTTAATAAAGGAACATAAATATCATCTACATTCATTACTTTTAGACCTCCTAAGTCTAAACCACGTAAAATGTATCCTTTACCTGCTCCAGGTGCTCCTGCTAAGATAATCGCTTTTGGACTACCTTGTGCTTCTTTTAATAATTGTACTAAACTTATCATACTGTTGGTTTTCCCATTAATGATTTAGTGAATAATTTTCCACCTATTTTTCTTTTGTATTGACCATTACCTACCCATTCTATATCTTTACCTTTAAGCACTTTACGTACTAATTCTTCATCGTTAATGGGTTCAACACCTTTTGCAACTAGTATATCAATTAGCTTACCTGAAACTTCTATAAAATACCCACTTGATTTTAATTTATTTGCTTTATGATTTACTACTTTACTTCTAGAGGCTTTTGTATTATCGTGTCCTGTTGCTACAAACTTTTTACCTGCTGGTTTATTTTTAACAACTGATATAGCATCTATTTCTGGGTCATCATCTAAATCTATTGCCTCATATTCTGCGTCTGATTCGCTACCTACTACATTACTAGCAGATTTATAGTTGGGGTGTCCACCAATTGGAGCATATGCTGTAGAAATTAGTTTAAAAATTTCATCGTCATAGTCTTCTAATTCAGAAGAAGGTATAGTTATCCATTTATTTTTAGGGATATCTATTTCATTTAATAGATCTATTAGTTTTATCATAATCAAACATGTTTATTATACATATTGATAAAAACATCAAGTGGCGTTCTATGACCCATACCCTCAACTTCATCATACTTAGCATGGTTACCATCAACAGACCATAATTTTTTAGTTGTTTCAGGGTTAATAACATCATCTTCAGTACCTAAAACAATTGTACGTTTATATTTTTGAGACCCATAATCTTCATTAAATTCTCTTATCGTTGTTCTGTTATGTAAAGCAGGATTAAATAATAAAACATCAACTCCTAATCTTGAACCAATAATATCAGCAACATAACCACCCATACTAGAGCCTATAATTAAATCGGGCATACCTAAAGTATAAATGAATTCACGTAAATCTAATGTTTCATAATCCATTGCAGGAGCATAAACCATACCTTTTTCTGCTAGGAAAGACACTTTTGTTCCTCCTGGTTCACTTTCTAAACCGTGTAAATAAACTATTTTTTTCATAACCTTTATTTTTTATCCACCTATTTCCATTTCATATCCACGTTTTTCGTGGTCATGTTCACTATATAATCTTAAATTTAAATAATCACCATTCGAATCACCTATATAAGAGGTATCTTCTCTAATGTCTTTATCATATGCAAAACAAAAATCATACTCTTCTTTTGTAAGGTATTCTTTTGTATTCATAATCTCTTCAAATCTATTGAACTCTTGTTCTGCAAAATAAACACTTTCTGGACTCATCATATAACCTTTATTTAATGCGTTGACTTAATTATCAACGTGGTAAATATACGAAGAATATCCCGGGTAGCCAAATTTTTACGCGGTTCTCTTAGAAGTAGTTTTAAATGTATTTGTGTAAGGTTTTGGTTTAGGATTTTCAATATCAAACAATGCCTTAACATGAGTAAATATTTCTATATTTTCTTCCTGAGTGCGAGGTGACTCATATACTTCCCAATTTTTACCTTTTAAGCGTTTACCTGATTTATCTTCACCCCTAGATTTAGATTTTAACCAGAGTACACCTATACGATCAATTTTTTTACCATAACATTCTTCATAGCATTGAGCATATATTGCACTTTGTAAATCGTAAGTTGTTTGTAAATGGTTAGATGTTTTAAAATCTATGATCCAACGTTCCATTTTACCATCTATTTCAATTTCACATACTAAATCACAGGTACCTGCTACTTGTATTTCATCTGAAAATAAATGTACTTCCGCTTCTATTAATGTTGGGTTATAAGTTTCCCAGAAATCTACAAATCTAAGGAACATTTGCCATACATGAGTTGGCATTTTAGGATTGCCATCTTTATACAAGAATGTAATTTCTTTACCGTTTAACCAGTCTTCAATCATTTCATGGACTAGTGTTCCTTCTTCTGCTGCCTTCTTGACAATCCATTCAGCACTATAGCCTACTTTTTTAAGCCAGTCTTCAAAATATTTGCCTTTTGGATAAGAACTTAAAACATGGGTTACTGATGGGTAATATTTACCGTTTCGCCTATAATACCTTGAATCCGGCATTGTAACTTGTTGATAGTCATCAGAAATTTCTAGTAATCTTTTGTATGATTTTTTGATCATATAGCTAATTTTTGTTCCATTAAATCATAGTAGGTTAATGGGACTGTATTTTGTATAAGTCTAGTGAAATTTTCGAAACCCATCTCACTCGGGTCCTTATCCTGTAAATCTACAAGATAGACTTCTTTACCTTCTGCCATTAATCGCTCGCAGAATTTTAAAGCTTGTTTAATTGCATCCCTATCTAATGCAATATAAATTTTATCTACTACAGAAGTAACTATTTTTTTCATTAAACTACTCTGTATGTTTTTCCCTAGTAGAGGGATTGCGTTTCTTTTTATAGCCATAGCATCAAATAACCCTTCACATAAAATAACTGGAACATTCCAATTTATTAAATGTTCATTAGGAACTACATCTCTACTTGCCGAGGGGTTTCTATATTTAACATATGGTTCTTTTTCAAATGAACGAGCAGTAAAGTAATTTAACCTACCATCTACATCATATGTTGGTAATATAATCATATTTTTATATAAACCTTCTTTACAATAACCTATGTTATACTTTATAATATCGTATTTACTCACGTGTCTATTTTTTAAGTACGCAAGCGCGTGTCTAGCCATAATATCGCTAGTATCAACGTTATTTAGGCTAATATATTCAGTAGGTAATACAACACTAGATACAACTTGTGTGTCTTTTATTGATTTAGATGTTTTAACAAGTGATTTAAGTTCTGTAAATTTCCCTGCTTCTGCTTTTAATTGTCTAAATAAATTGTATATAGTAGTACCTCGCATATCACAAGCCCAACAATGCCAAGGATTTTTACCTTCGCGGTTTTCTGTTAAGTTAACCTCTAACTTAGGTTTATGGTGATGACAAAAAGGACAATGGTAAGCATAATTGTTTCGAGCAGTAGATTTGCCCGAACCCAACACGGAGTTTACTAATGTAACCAATAATTGATTTACCATATGTGGTAATATACGAAACTATTTAACTTCAGGCACGAGATCTTCATCAAAATCTATATCTTGTAGATCTTTAGTAAAAAACTTACCTAAAATATTATCATTAAAAAATTCATCTGGTTTTTCTAGTACTTGATAGAGCATTTGATATTTAATTTCAAAATATGTCATTGATTTTTTATCAGGACACATTTTTAAAATTGTACGTTCAAATTCATCTTTTTTACCTTCTAAAAGTAGTTGTTTAATATCTTTTTGGGAACCATAATAATTTATCCAATCCGATTCTTTAACTTCTAATTTGTAGGTAGGACGACGTCCAACAATTCCAGTTAATGCAGCTAACTCTTTTTTACCAAGTCGCTTTTTTTTATTATGAAATAAGACTTTTTTCCCAATATATGATTTTCCAGTGGGTTTGTGTGTAACTATATAGACGAAACCGAATGTATTTTCTGGAAATTGAGTGATGTCCCCTATTTTGTGTGTTTTATAGGTCCAACTCATGTTTTTGTTTTAAAGTTAATTATAAATATAACTAAAAACTATTAAACAGACAAGTAATTTTATCCTGCAGATATTTTTAATGTACCGCCATCGTTCCATACTTGACCAACATTAGTTGGATCGGATGTAGGTAAATTAGCTAAAACTACTACATTACTAGAACCAACTGAGCCTGTAGAGTGGAAATTATTTACAAAGGTAGTACAATTAGCACTTGAAGTTAAATGCGAACCTATAGCAAAGGATTTAGAATTTGTTACTAAATTATGTTGACCCCCTAATATACCTGAGTATTCATTATCCTCAATAAAATTATCTTGACCCCCTCCTATAAAACTGGCTTGAGAGTCTCCCGTAATAGAATTTTTACATCCTCCTACTATTGCAACATAAGGTGTAGTTGATAAATTTTTATTTTCTTTACCCCCTCCTACAAATGCACAAGCAGCTGATGATGAATTAAGCACACCTCCCACTATTATTGTGCAAGCACCAGTTATACTATTACATTCACCTGCTAGTATACCACTACTTTTTCCAGTTTCTGAGATATAATTTTTACATCCTGCTCCAATAATTGCCATAGAAGCTGTAATATTATTGCAAAGCCCACTTACTATTGCACTATGAGCAGATGTTACCATTACAGGGCGTTCAATACGATTACATTCTCCCCCAACAATAACACTTTTTATTGAACTTAAATAATTAAACTGTCCTCCTCCCATGAATGAACAACCTCCATTCATATTTATTTCATTTTGATTTCCAGCTACTAATGCAGATAATCCCCCACAATTAAGATTACATCGACCAGAACCTATAAATGAATATGAACCTACACTTTGATTTCTACACCCACTTGCTATAAAACCAGCAAAAGCTGATGAAGAATTGCATATACCTGCACCTATACCAGTTGCATTACCACTAATACAATTTAATGCACCCGCACCTATAAAACTACAGCAAGAATTAGTACCAATAATATCATTAGCACACCCTCCAGCTATGGTTGCAAAATCAGATTTATTAGCTATACAATTTAATTTTCCACCTGCTATTACAGAACCAGTACTATTAGTAACATTAAAACATCCACCTCCAATAAATGATCGACATGCTGATGATGTATTTTCTGTTCCTCCAACAACTGATGCAGCAAAACCTGAAA